AGCCTGCACCTGAAGTAATTTCCGTCGCAGCAAGTGCTGATCAGGCTAAAATCGTTTATCGCAGACTTAAACACCAGGTAGATTCATCTGAATTGCTTGCACATTTCTTTAGCAAATCCACGGAACATAGAGGACTTTGGACTAAAGACGGTACAGGTATGTATAAGGTTATTGGTGCTAATGTTGCAACTGCTCAAGGCTTACATCCATCAATGGTCATATTTGACGAACTCCATGTGGCCAAAGAAGATGTGTGGACTGCAATGTCTCTTGGTAGTGCAACAAGAACTGATGGGCTAACCATTGGTATCACAACTGCAGGAGACGACACCTCAAACCTATTGAAACATTTGTACGAAAGAGGAATGGCTGCTATTAATGGGCAGGAAGACCTTGAGAGATTTGGTTTCTTCTGCTGGGAAGCACCAAAGGGCTGTGCCTTAGATGATGAGGAAGCAGTTCGTGGGGCAAACCCAAACCTTGCATCTGGCATCCTAAACTGGGAATCAGTCAAGAATGAACTAGCCACAATGCCTGAACCAGACGCTAGAAGATACCGTTTGAACCAGTTTGTATCTAGTATGAACGCTTGGATTCCTGTTGGTGCTTGGTCTAGTTTGCCAAACGGTAGACCTGTTAACCCCGAAGTGTTTGCCATTGAGCGTACTCCTGGATGGGAATACTGTTCTATTGTTACTGCAGAACTTAGACCAGATGGCATGATTGCTACTGAATTGGTGGCATCATTTAATAATACAAACATTGATGAGATTATTGCAGCCTGTATTAAGTTGGCACAATACGGTAAACCCTTCATTATGGATGTAGCAGTGCTAGGTGACTTGGCTTCTGCCCTAAAACAAAAGGGATTCAGAGTTCAGACAACAAGTACTAAAGATATTATATCTGCGTCAAACAACACATACAGTAGAATTATGAAAAAGGAATTAATTCATCCGCAAGATGATATAGTTACCTTGCAAATGCAGCGAGCAGTACGCAAAAATAGCGGAGAATCCTGGAGGATTGCCCGTAAAGATAGCGGAACTGATATTGATGCAGCAGTAGCAACAGTATTGGCCGTTTGGTTTGTGGAAACACAGATAAAACCACAACAGATGGTTCATTGAGGAGAAGCACATGGGATTTAGAGATAGAGTAATTAGCAGACTTGGTTATGAAATAGAGCCAGGCTTTATTCCTGATAGAGAAAATCGTGGAGTAGCAAACACTGCACCAGTAAGAGAAGCAAGTGTAGTAACACCAAGCACTGCTCTTAGCCTTGTTGCTGTGTCTCGTGCCACATCTGTATTAGAAACTGCAATTATGCAGATACCTGTAAATGTTTACAGAGGTAACACACAATTAACCACACCACTTTGGTTAGAAACACCTGACCTTGAGAACCAAATCTCTCAAGCAGAATGGCTTGGCACAACATTAATTCACATGGCAACATACGGAAATGCTTATTGGTATATTAAGCGGGGACAAAGAGGAATTGTAAACATTACAAACCTTCATCCACAAGATGTTAGTGTAGTAACTGACAGCCAAGGAAGAATTCTTTATTCATATAATGGAAAGAATTATTCAGCACAAGATATCAAGCATCTTAAGTTGTGGCACAACCCAGGTTCTTCATCACTCCTAGGAGAAGGACCACTACAACGCCACCGTTCAGTGTTGAGAGCAGCACTTGATTTACAGAACTATGCTGATAACTGGTTCCGTACATCAGCAGTACCAACAGGTACATTAACAACATCAGAATTTCTTTCTGCAGATGTAGCAAAGCAAAATAAAGAAGCATTTGTTGCATCACAACAAGAGAGAAGTATTGCAGTCCTTTCATCAGGTCTTAAGTATGACTCAATCGCACTTAGCCCTGAGCAAGCACAATTCCTAGAAAACCAGAAGTTCACAACACGCCAAATCTGTATGATGTTTGGTGTGCCAACAATGTATCTTGGTATGGGTATTGAAGGACAAGGTATGACTTATGTCAACGGTAACGAAGACAGAGCAAAGTTATTTGAAGATGGATTACAGCAATACATTGTACGCATCCAGCAAGCAATCACTGATCTACTTCCAAGAGGACAGTACGCTGAGTTTAATTTAACAGAGTTCCTTCGTCCAAACCAGAAGACAAGATACGAGTCATATGCAATTGGTTTGACAAATAATTTCTTAACAGTTCCTGAAGTCCGTGAGATGGAAGGAATGTCTGAGATTATGGAATCAACACCAGACACACCACAAGACCAAGGCACAGTTGATGTTGAGGATAACAATCCTGACAACAGTCAACCTGTAGTCTAAAATGGAGTAATGACTATGAATGAAATGATTACCCGCAGTTTTGAAATAAGAGCAACAGATTCTGACCTTCGCACAGTTGAAGGCATTGCTGTTCCTTATAACGACACAATTGATATTGGTGGAGGATGGTCTGAGCGTTTTGAAAAAGGCGCAGTAGACCTAACTGCTAATGTCAAACTATTCCGTGACCACGAAGACATCATTGGTGTCGTCACAGAAATGACAGAATCTGATGAAGGCCTTTTGATTAAGGCAAAGATTTCAGAAACAGTTTTAGGAAATGAAACACTTAACTTGGTTAAGGATGGAGCAATTCGTTCTTTCTCAGTAGGTTTTATTCCAGTAGTAGATGAAAAGAAAGACAAAACAATAATTCGTAAGAAGGTAAATCTCAAGGAAGTATCCTTAGTTGCATTTCCCGCATACGACAAGGCTGAAGTACTTTCAGTCAGAGAAGAAACCAATCAGGAGGAAATATCCATGGAAAACACAACACCTGATTACACTTCAGCAATTGAAGAAGTTCGTAATCACGCAGAGCAGTTGGAGCGTCGTCTAGATGTTATTGCATCAGAAAAGACTCTATCAACACCAGCACCACAGTTCCGTTCATTCGGAGAATATGTAAAGGCAGTAGCAGCAGGAGACCTTGATGCTCACCGCACATTTACAGGAGCAGATTCAGGCGACACAATCATGAAGAATGCTTGGGTTTCAGATACAGTTCGTATCCTTAACGCAGGTCGTCCAACCTACTCAGTATTCTCATCTGCAGCACTACCTGCTGGCGGAATGAATGTTGAATACCCAGTACTAAACACAAACACACTTTCAGTTGCAGAACAAGCAGCAGAAGGAGACACACTTGGCTACGGTAAGATTACTCTTACTTCAGCAACAGCACCTATCAAGACATACGGTGGATACACAGATATGTCACGCCAGGTTGTAGAGCGTTCATCAGTCAACTATGTTGACACAGCATTCCGTGCAATGGTTGCTAAGTATGCAGCAACAACAAACGCAGCAGTTCGTGCTAAGTTGATTGCAGATGCAGATGACTTCAACCAGTCAGCACTTGGTGCATGGACAGCAACAGAAATCATTGATTCTCTTGCAGAAGCAGCAACAAAGGTTAACGGAGACACAGGACTTCCACTAGAGTTCATCCTTGTTTCATCAGATGTATTCCGTTTGATTGCAAAGACAGTTGACACAATGGACCGTCCAATTCTTTCAAACACAGGTGCAACAGTTAACACATACGGTTCAATCAACCCAGTAGGACTTACAGGTAACATCCTTGGTCTTCCAGTTGTTGTTGACCCATCACTTGCAAATCTTTCATTCTACGCAGGTAACTCAGCAGCACTCACAACATACGAGTCTGCAGGTGCACCTTTCCGTTTGAACGACGAAGATATCACAGCACTTACAAACTCCTTCTCAGTTTACGGATACCTTGGTATCGCTGCATCTGATCCAAAGGCACTTTGCGTAATTGCATAACTAATTAATAGGAGACTAAAATGGACTGGACTGACCTCAAAGCATATGTAGGAGCATCATCTAATGATGACGACTATGTAGAAGAATGCTGGAACACATCAAAGGATTTGGTTGCAAGTTATATTGCATCTACCAAGGTTCCTGTTGGTGTACTCAAGCGTTGCTACCTTGAGGTCGGTTCAGAACTATTTAACCGTCGTAACGCACCAATGGGTGTGTCTCAATATGCAACTTATGATGGTGCTCCCATCAATACTGCTAGGGACCCACTCGTTGGTGTGTATCCTTTACTTAATAGATATATGGTGAGATTCGGATGAATTTAGCAGCAGTAAGAGAAGAACTAGAGAGTGCCATCATCCTTGGTGGTGTCTCAAAAGTTTATAAGTATGTGCCAGCAAGACCTAATCCACTCTGTGCGATTATGGAACCTGATTCTAACTTTATTACTGTATATGAAAACCAATATGATGCAGACTATGCATCTAACTGGAAAGTACTTATCTTAGTACCTTATGCAACTAATGAAACAGAAACAGAAAATCTTGACGATACACTTGATACTCTTATTCCAGCAATTTGGGAGTACACCACAGCAACAACATTAACCGTAGATAAACCATTTATCCAAGAGGTAAACGGCTCTAGGTTTTTAGCAACAAACATAAATATTTCAATAGACATAACAGGAGGAAATTGATTATGGCAAGAATTAAAGGCAAATCAATCGTCTTTGAAGTTGACGGAACAGAGTACGCAGGTCAGACAAGTAATGTTACTTTCTCATCTGCAGTTGGTACTCTAGGTTTTGGTGACTACACAGATTCATTAGATTTCACATGCGCTGTAACTGGATTCCAGGATACAGCAGCAGCATCACTACACTCTGAACTATGGGCAAATCCAGGCGCAACAGTAGACATTACTTTTGCACCACATGGAAATGCAACACCATCAGCATCAGAGCCACACTTCACAGCAACAGGATATGCAGAGACAGTTCCTGATTTGGGTGGAGCAGCAGGCGAATTTTTCGTGTACGACATTACCTTCATCCTTGATGGTAAGCCAACACGAGTAGTTTCCTAATAAGGAGTCGTCATGGCAGAGGCAGAAATAACTATCACAGGTGTTAAGGAAGTCACAGACTCACTTAAAAAACTTGGTAGAGATTTAGAATCAAACATAGAACTTAACAAAGAACTAAGTGCAAATCTATCTCAAAAAGCCTCTGCTATGGCACCCAGACTAACTGGTGCTTTGGCTTCTTCTGTTGTTGGTAATCCTTCAGCAGAGAAAGCACAAATACTAGCAGGAAGTGCAGCAGTACCTTATGCAGGAGTAATTGAATATGGTTGGCCAGCAAAGAACAAACAAGCAAAACCATATTTGAATCCAGCAGTTAACAACAACATGGGTTACATCATTGAAAAGTACAATGATAGTATCCAAAAGGCAATAAAACAGTATAACTTAGACTAACAGGAGGCAGTAAAATGGAACAACAAGACTTAATGTCAACGCTCAAGTGGAAAGAACTTGCTCAGGTAGAAGAGTATCTTGACCTACCAATGGATGAATGGACTGAAAGCAAGTCCAAAGCAAAGTTAGCATTTGCAATGCAATACATGATGGCAAAGCGAAACAACGAAGGCCTTACAATAGAGGAAGCAGAAGGAATGACAATCCAAGAATTGACTGACCTTGCAGGAGTTGAATTCACATCCCCAAAAGAAGTGAATCCAGCCTAAAAGCAATGGCGCAGTTCTGTTTAGAGACAGGATATACGCCAGATCAGTTTTGGGATATCACGCTGGAAGAATACGGTGCAATTGTGACGGCACTTAACAGGAGGAAGAAGTAATGGCTAACCAGATAACGATTGATATTGTTGCGGAGACCAAGAAACTTACCTCTGGCATTAATGATGCTAATGGTCAAATTGACGGTATGTCTTCTAAACTTAAAGGTGCTGCTGCTGCTGCTGGCGCAGCCGCATCTGCTTTTGTTTTAAAGCAAGGTGTCACATTCTTAAAGCAAGGTATTGATGAGGCTAAAGAAGCCGCAGAAACAATGCGAGCAGCCACCACTACATTTGGAGAAGGCTCTGCAGCACTTGCAAAGATTACAGAAGATGCAGATAAATTTGGTAAAGCAATTGCAGTTGATAACGATGTAATTATCCAATTAGCAACACAACTTGGTTCTCGTTTACCTAAAGATGCTAAGGCTTTGTCTGCAGAGATTGTTAATCTTGGTTTTGATATTGAAGCCTACACTGCTGGTGCTGTAACTGCAGATGCTGTAACTGGCAAACTTGCCAAAGCATTTGTTGATGGAGAATTGTCATCAAAAGAATTAGCAAAGGTATTTCCTGACCTAGAAGAAGCAACTTATGCACAAGCAGAAGCAGCATCAAAGGCTGGAAACAATCAAAAAGCACTTGATATTATTATTGAAGCAGCACAAAAGAAATATGGCGATGCTGCAGAAAAGAATGTTACATCCACACAGAAATTTGAAGTAGCCCTTGCAAACTTTAAGGAAACTCTTGGTACAAAGGTTTTGCCAATACTTGAAAAAGGTATTGATTTCCTAACTAAGTTAATTAGTATATTTGATGGATTACCAGGACCTATTCAGAATGTTGTACTTGGATTATTAGCAATCGTAGCAATTGGTGGGCCTCTTCTTGGTTTCCTTGCATCAGCAAAGACTGCTTTGATTACACTTGGCGTTGTATCTGAAGGTGCTGCAGTTGGTACAACATTACTCAATGTAGCATTAAAGGCTATTCCAATTCTTGCAGTAATTGCTTTAATTATCTTATTAGTTAAGAATTGGGATACTGTTGTAGATGTAGTTAAAAATGTTTGGGAAACAATAACAGAATATCTTCCAAAGGCTTGGAACAAAGTAAAAGAATTTGCTAGTAAAGTAATTGGTTTTGCTGTAGATATAGTTCAAGGATACTTAGCACTACCTTCAAAGATGTTTGAGATTGGTGTAAACCTTGTAAAGGGTCTTTGGGACGGAATTGCAAACATGGCTAACTGGCTAAAAGATAAAGTTAGTGATTTATTTGGCAATGTTACAGGCTGGGCAAAGAAAGCACTTGGAATTAAATCTCCATCAAGAGTATTTGCAGGTATAGGTAAAAATATTGCCCAAGGTTTGTGGAGAGGTTTAGAAAAAGAAAAGTCTTTTCTTAAGAATAACTTTACTGATTTCTTTGGAAGCGTAATACCTGATTTAACTTTAGATACATTAAATCTTCCAGACTTTAATCAATTTGTAACAACATCACAACTTATAGATGAAATTCAAGGTTCATCAGTAGACCAGGCATTGCTTGCTGGAACTGGACTTTATTGGGATGCAGCAAATGAAACTTTTAATATTGATGATACTGTTGTAACAGTAGCAAAACTAAGCGACTTAATGAATAGCAATTATTCTGTTCCATCACTTAACTCATCATCATCAGGTGCTGCAACATATACTATTACAATCAATGCAGGTCTTGGAACTGATCCATATGCACTTGGAAGAGAAGTTTCTGCTGCACTTAAAAAATATGGAACCGTGAGTGCTAACGCATGAGACCAATAGATATAATTAAGTTTTATTTATTTGAAGATGGAGATTGGGTTGAATATACTGACGGCATAATAAGCGTTGATATTCAAAGAGGACTTCAACAATATACAAGTCCAATAGACATGCCTGATGCTGGAATCATGAGACTTCTTAGCAGATCTTATTCTGTTGACCCATACGAAAATTCAAACTTTCGTACAGGCAGAACTATCAAAGTTGAAGCAAACGGCACATCAATTTTTACAGGTAGATTAATAGATATAAATGTTTCTTATAATCCAAAAGGAAGACCACCAGATATAGAATTAATAGCCATTGACATGGTTGGAACAATGCAAGCACATGTTTTGCAAGATGGTTTCAGAGATAGACTTGGTGGTCCAATGACCATCAGTATGTTCCTTCAAGAAATGGATTACACAAGCGGAACAAACCCTGTAGTGCCAGTAGATGAATATGAAATTGTTGGATTTGTTTCTGCACAAGCACCATCTGATATTGGTGCTGGTAAAAACGGTGCAGAAGCATATTATTATCCACCATTGGGTACAAGTGCATGGGGCTTTTATACAAAACTTGCAACATCAAATCTTGCTTTCCTTTATGCAAATGTTGATAACGAATTAGTTGGTGTTGACGATTGGTCTGTTTCAGGTGCAGCACATCCACGCAATAACGCATCAGTTGCTACTTTTGATTCAAGAGGCGGAGAACTAGGATACTTCAATGTAATCCTAAATGATGGTTTTGATATTCTTTGCAATAGACTAAAGATTACTAATCAGGGTATTGATTATGGTGTTTCATCTAATCCAGTATCAACAACAGATTGGGGCCCAGGCTTTAGACAATTTGACCTTGCCCTTTTCCCAGTTCCAACTGGTGGTGGCATAGTAAAAGATACTATCGTAAACAGAACATTTTCAGAAACAGTTTTTCCAGAAAGAGACATTACATCTATATCTTGGAATGGAAGATTTAATCCAGACCTTGCTAAAACAATAGAGATATACGACAACATTGATATTTACCATGAGATTGATGTTCTTACAATTGATAAGAAGTACGAAATTGTAGGAATTACACACCAAATCAACACAGAAGACTGGAACATTACCTATGCACTTAAGAATGCATTCCTTGATTCAGAAGTTTTAGGAAATGCAGAAATTATTATTGCTCCTTCAACTGGTGATACAAATACTGTATTTAATTTCTCAGTTGATTGCGACAGCCCAGAAAACATTGTTAGTATTAGTTGGGATTGGGGCGACGGTACATTAGACTCAACAGGACTAACTGCAACTCACACATTTAATACACAAGCAACATTTACAATAACTGCAACTATTACAGACATTTATGGCATTAATAGAATAATAACAAAGCAACAATATGTTTCTGGAGCATTGCCAACAAGTAACTTTACTTGGGCAGTTAACCCATCTAACAGTGGATTGATTGAGTTTACATATAGTGGACTACCAATTCCGTCAAATACAGTTCCAGGTAATGAATTTGTTTGGAACTTTGGTGATGGTTCAACAGGTCAAAACAGATTCCAACCAATAGTTGGAAATCTTTATACAACTGGTGGAAACAAGACTGTTTCACTGACAACTACAAACCAATACGGAAGTTCAACAACCACTAAGACTATTTCTGTAACTCCAGGAACTGTAACAAGCACAGTTGGAAACAGAGGAGTTAGATACTTTAGAATCTTGATGGATGTAGGAACTGCAAAGGCTGCACCAATTAACTTCTTCCCGTTGATGTCTAAACTAAAGGCATTAACATCAAACGGAACTAACCGTGCATTAGACAAGCCAATAACTTTTGCTGATCAGACTGGAGTAAATGGTTATAGAGATAGTGCAGGAAATGTTGTTTATCCAATTGGATTGTCATCAAACACAAAGATTTATGCTCTTACAGATACAAGCACAACTAATTACGGATTAAGACCTGTAGGATTTGATTCATCAACTGCATACAGATATTTTGCAATTACAATTGATTTAGGTCAACCATTTTATGACCTTAGCCAATTTAGAATAACATTAGAACAGTTTGCAGCAGATAATGATTACACACCAATGGCTATACAATATCAAACAGATGCAAGCCAGTACTTTAATCAAACAGTTCCTTACTCACAACAAGGTGGCTGGACAACTCCTAACACGATTGCAACAGTAGTAACAACCACAGTAGGAACTGATAGAGTATTTACAAATATACCAACGCTGCCTCTTAACTGGTAATAAATTTCTGGACTGCCTCCAGGAAATGCAGAACCCTCCCACGATGTCTGATAACTTTTGGGAGGGTTTCTGTTATTTAATTATTCTGTTGGAAACTCTGCTTCTGGTTCAACAATTACCTCAACCTGGGTTTCAGGTTCAGCAATAACTTCTGCTTTCTTAGCCTTAACTTTAGGACGCTTTGTATCGTAATCCCAATCCTTTACAGGAATTAGTTTGCCTTCGTAATATACATTCTTAGCCATGGTGCTCCTTTGCGAGAATTGAGTAAATGTCGTCAACTCGTTGTTCTAATCGTGTTACTTGGTCTTTTATGCTGGACCCAGAATTAGGCTTCAACTCAGATAGGAACTTGTTTATCATCCACTTGGTAAAGCCAAAGAAGGCTCCAAGGACGGATACTGCTCCAGCGAAAACGGCAGCAATAATTTCAGGGTTAGTCAACATACATCAATTGTACAATTAAGGTAGATTAACCTTTGGAGGAAATCAATGGAAACCCTAAATTTAATACCACCATCAGTTGAGTGGCAAACCTATCGTGGTGACACCACAGAAATGACCGTTCTTCTTGTAGACGAGAATGACGCTGCTCTTGACCTAACAGACTGGGATTTTACTGGCAAAGTTAGAGAATATCCATCAGATGTAGCAGTACTAGAAACACTTACAGTTACAAAGAACGATAATGCATTAACAATTATCCTTGATAACTCAGACCTTCCATTGACTAGTTATTTTGATATTGAGGGCGTTAATTCAGTAAACGATAAGGTTTCTACAGTACTTAGAGGAAGAATTCAGGTAGAAGAGGATGTGACACGATGACTCTTGGTTATGTCAAAGTAACATCTGAATCACCACTATTAAACGGAGAAGTTGAAGTTCTTTCTCCTGAAAAGATTAAGGTTTATGCAGCAGGTATTTCAATTGCACAAGGGCCACAGGGACCAGAAGGTCCTGCAGGTCCAACTGGCGCAACTGGTGCCACTGGTGCACAAGGTCCTAAAGGCGATAAAGGCGACCAAGGAATTCAAGGAATCCAAGGAATCCAAGGAATCCAAGGAATTCAAGGAATCAAAGGCGACACAGGAAATACTGGTGCTACAGGACCTAAAGGTGATACTGGAAATACTGGCCCACAAGGTGTACAGGGAATTCAAGGAACCAAAGGCGATACTGGTGACCAAGGGCCTCAAGGAATTCAGGGCATCCAAGGAGAGCAAGGAATTCAGGGAGAGCAGGGCCCACAAGGAGACCCAGGAGAAAACGGTGCTGATGGAGATAGATACCACACAACATCTACAACATCAATTACCATTGGCAACTTTGCTGACTTAACTCTTTACACAGTAGATTTAAACTTAGACTATTCAATTGAACAAACAATTCTCATTGCTCATGCTGATAACCAACATATGCATGGTCAGGTTATTTCTTATAATCCAGCAACAGGTGAATTGCATGTGCATGTAACTAATCACACAGGCTCTGGAACATTTAATTCATGGCAAGTAAACCTAGATGGTGCTGTTGGTATTCAGGGACCACAAGGTATCCAAGGCGAACAAGGACCTAAAGGAGACACTGGAGACCAGGGTATTCAGGGTATCCAAGGCGAACAAGGAATCCAAGGAATTGAAGGTCCCAAAGGAGATACTGGAGACCAAGGAATTCAGGGTATTCAAGGAGAAACTGGTCCTCAAGGTATCCAAGGAGAAACTGGGCCTAAAGGAGATACTGGCGATCAAGGAATTCAAGGAATCCAGGGTGAGCAAGGAATCCAGGGAATCCAAGGTGAACAAGGAATTCAGGGAGTTAAAGGAGACACTGGAGACACAGGGCCTCAAGGTATTCCAGGCCCAGACTTTGGCGGGTATGACAGAGAAATCCATGTATCGGGTGTAGATGGAAACGATACAACAGGTAATGGTGACCTTACAAAGCCAGTAGCAACAATTACAA